TCAAGCGATTCTTCAGTAAATTTAAACAACCAGAGCCCGCTCTTTTTGAAGCCTCAACTTCCGCCTCTTTCGATCTTCATCGATCAAAGGGAGGAAATAGGGAGTTCCTAAGAGACCAAAAGCGAGGTTACAGTAGTGAGTTCACTTATGAAAGTGCCGCCTCTGTTTCCGATTTGCCTGGTGATACTGAGAATGATGGACATGAACTTCGCGTAAAGATGATCTATGATATAATCGATCAGTCGATAGGTTCCGATCTGCTTCATATGTATGAAGCTCGGCCCGGCGTTGTTCATGAACTGAGAGGAAAGGAAACTTGGACCAGTATTAAGAATCTCTTGAATGAGATTAAAGCCCGGCGACACGATCTTATAGATGTGCCCGGTCCTTTAGATGATTTGGTAAAGGCACTAGATGCTATTGATCCGTCTTTAACGGAATTCGCTGTTAAACAGGACTTACTCCACACAAGAGTTGGAGTGTCAGCTGTTTGCGAACCGTATAAAGTCCGATTGGTTACCAAAGGAGAGAGTTTTAAATATTATATCTCTCGATTCTATCAAAAGGGTTTGTGGAAACATTTACAAAGTTTTCCACAATTCTGCTTAACTGGTCGTCCCGTCCAACATCATGATTTTTTCGATGTTTTGGATAGGGAGAAGAAACTAGGAATTACGAATTTCGACTTATGGGTCTCCGGCGATTTTTCCGCTGCAACTGATAACCTTAAGATCTTTTATACGAAGATGGCTTTTGAAGCCTCTCTAAAAAAGACTCGTTACTCTGAATTTCTCGATGAATGTCTGAGAGCTGTCATTTATGAGCAGACTCTTACATATCCCGAGATGAGAACGTCTAAGGAGGTAGTTGATGGGGTCATTAACCCACTACCTGATGCAGTACAGACGACTGGACAGCTTATGGGGTCAACTTTGAGTTTCCCTATACTGTGTGCAGTTAATTTTGTCTGTTATTGGATGGCCTTGGAGATTCATTTGAAAAGAAAGGTTAGTCCCATGGAACTACCTGTTCTAATAAACGGTGATGATATTTTGTTTCGAGCTAGTAGAGAATTCTATTCTCTCTGGCAGTCTATCATTCAAGAGGTCGAC